AAGATCATCGCGGCCTTCATCACGATAGCTTTTTGCCGCTTCCCTGTAATCCTCCGCACTAAAGCGGCGGTTTCCAGTTTTCTGCGCCTCAGAACCAGATTGCGAAGTCTCTCGTTGGGCTTTGGCCTGTTCGATTGATTCACGCTCTGATTTGAGTCTTGCTTTTTCCTCTCTAACATCATCCCACTCTTTTTCGAGTCTGCTCTTTGCCTTCTCATATCGGGTAGGCTTCTTTTGTTCGGAAGCCGATTCCGAGTTGTTTTCTGAAGGTTGCGTTGTTAAAGAACTTTTTGCTTCTTCGGATTTCTCCTTAGAGGCTGGAACCTCATCCGAGGTTCCTAGTTTGTTTGTTTCGGCTTCTCCAGCAGGCGCGGGTTTCTGCTCGGTATCTCCGCTGGCCTTTTCTGTAGCAGTTGTTTCTACTTTGGCTTTTTCGTCTTCCTTGGGAATAGGATTAAAATCCCGTCCTTCGTCAGCCGCTTGCGCCATCGCCAATACATCCGCTTCAGTCAGGTTGTTTGAATCTGCCATTTGACCCTTTCTTACGCTTGTGGGTAGGGAGTCATTCTACCTCAAGGTTATTCGGCTACTGGTTCATCCGATCCATCCCCATAGCCTGGGACAGCGGAGTTAAGTTTTTGAGATGCGAGCGATTCTAAGGTCGCAACACATGCCCTATATCCATTAGCACGCCCACAAGCTTCTGCAAGTTCTTCTTGCTTTTTCATTACTGCGGATGCGTTCTGGCGTAGGGTTAGGTTCAAAAGTATAAGACTTAGCTTCTTGCCTGTAGGTGTGGATAAGAAGCCTGTCCACGCCTTCTCATCCTCATCCTCCCACTTAGGCTCGTTGATCCATTCTTGGTTGCGTATGAACGCCAGTGCTGCTTTTAGTTTTCTCATAGCTTTATACCCCATGAATCCCCCTGAAATAGAACTGCTTCCTTGTCCTTAAATACCTCAACTAAAGCCTTTTGTACTGTCTTGAAGCTCCAATCATGCCCAGCCATTATCCCGCCAGCCCTAAGCTTTGGCCTCCAGCCATTCAAGTCTGCAATCACGCCTTCGTAGCGATGATCTCCGTCTATGTAGATAAAGTCTAGCTCGTCATCCCTAAAGAACTGTAAGGCATCTAGGCTTTTACTTCTACTGTGTAATACATTGCCAAGCGGAGCAGTGCGTCCCTTAAAAGCCTCGAAGACAAACTTCATCGGGCATTGCTGACTTGCCACATCGTTAATGTCATACCCATTCAACCAAGGATCAACCGCCATAACCTCCTTGAAATGTTTAGCAATAACCACTGTACCTTCCCCGCTGTAAGACCCAATCTCAACCGCTTTATTATTCGCACCCGCCTCATTCGCCCACTCACACAGTTTTGTTAAGCCTTCCGCTTGGAAGGCATCTCGCATTACTGGTACTCTCAAGCAGGCATCGGTGCTGGTGCTTGGCCTTGCATCGCTTCAGGTGGCAGTTGTTGCCCCTGTTGTTGCATCTGACCTTGTCCTGCATCTCGAAGCTGTTTCTGAATTGCGCGGGATGTGTTGGGATCAATCTTCTCCAACGCTGCTAAATGCTGTTGTAAGTGTGCCATCAGAACTTGCATTGCGCTCTGATCGACCTGTTGTTGCCGCTGCTGAGCAGCTTGGTTAAACGCGAAGAGAACGGATATATGCGCCTTGTGATCGTCCGAAGGCTTGATAGCGACAGGGAAGCCTGTGGTGAGCATAGTCGCAATTTCAGTCGCTTGATCTTCAGCTTGATCCCCAGAGGCAGCGTTAGGATCTTGGTAGAGCCTACGGACCAGCGATGGATCGTCTTGTTCAAGGACTGATTTAACCAGTTCTCCCTGGTTGATGAAAGGATTGTTTGAGAACATGCTCATACGGCTGACTGCCTTCTGCAACGCAAACTGGCGGTTGATGAAGTCTAACCCGCCCTTTGGTTCAATTGAGTACTCATCATGGATGCCGTCTGGTGGCATCGAACCAGTTTCCTCCGCATACCGATACATCAAGTCTTTCTTGTTGTACTGCGTGTAGAGTGACCAGCACTGCTTGAAAAGATGAGATAGACCCATCCTAAACATACGATTGCGAAGATCGCCAGAGGCGGCTGACTGCGACTGCAACGCCTGGATCTCGGTGGCAGTCTTCCTGTCAGCAGCGTTATACTGCGAGCCTGCGCCGAAGTCTGGGTTGCCCATGCGCTGTTCGGCAAGCTGACGCTCTTCAAGCATCAAACGCTGGAAGTCGAATGGAGGCTGGCTAAACTGAACTGGCTTTAATCCTTGTGGCAGGATCTGACCAGGTTGCATTTTTAGGTTCGCTGTGTTTAGCGAGATAGGATTCTGCGCTTCAAAGACGGGTCGGTTGGCAAGCTCAACGTAATCACTCAACGAGTTCTTGAGCTTATTTAATAGATTCTCGCCAGGGAGGAGAATTTCTGCAACTCCGCGAGGGCTATACCAACCGCCCCCTGTGACCTCATAGGGGAAATCTACGAAAGGTGGTTCACCATGTCGGTAAGGTAGCGTAAAGGGTTTGCGAATGTCTTCGTCTATAACCAAGGGACTATAGGTTTCAACCTTCCATCCATCTTCGGACGGCGTGTACATTTCCCAAAGGACAATACGATCATTGTCAGCTTCTTGAGTAATTCCTTCGCGCCTGTAAATCTCGTCTTGAATCTCACTTCGTAAGCCCACTGACTTCGAGGGTTTACCCGAAATGATTTTAACGAACTCGTCCCCCTGCTTGTAAAGCGGATTTGCCTTATAGGAATCGACACTTGTCGAGATGATGTGAACAATGAAATCGGCATCTTTAAACTCCTTTGTGTAGGAAGGAACGATGATGTGGAAGGGGTCAATAGCTTCAAAGTCAATACGCTTCTTGTCCTCGTTCCAGATTACTTTAGCTACTCCACGCCCATAGAGCAAGATGTTGTCGATGACAGAAACAATCTCTTTCTGGAAGTTGGTACGCTCACGCATCTGGTAATCAAACCAACGCTCGGCTGATACTGTCAGCGGAGCCAACTGCTGGCGCATAGGAACGAAGCTAGAGAGGATGTCGTTACCTATTGCGCTATTGACGAAGGAAGGTTTTAGCTTCTCAATAGCAGAGTCAATTAACTGAACGTGTAGGTCGGCTGCTGTAGGCCAAGGCTTAATCTTGCGCCTAACACCAAAATAGCGAGCTTGGTAGAACAGCCGTTGACGATTCTCCCAAGTCTCACGCTGGTTGAGCGAGTCAATAATCCGTGTGTAATAATCATTCCTGCGTGTATCTTTAGCGTTCATTTGTTGCGCTCCCTTTGAAGTTCATAGGAAAGATCATTAACATAGTCAAGTGCCTTCTTTGACCAAGCACGAATGGCTGGAGAGGCAGTACGAACCGCAGGGTAGTTATCGTCTTTCATTAACGACTCAACTGCCCCTGTCGTGTTCGTTATCGGACTTGTTGTCGCGCACCCACCAAGCAACAGAACCAAGTTCACGATCAATAGCTTCGCGATTGTTCTTCCACTCGGTAGCGTTCTTGTCAACACGCTTCTCATACCAACCTGGTATGAGGCGAAGGATCGATGCGATGATTTGTAGTATCGCACCGATCACTTAAATTTATTTGATGTTTAACCCGACAGTCTTCAGGAATGCAACGACCTTTTCCAAGATCGAGTCATCCGCTGGAGTGGGGGTGAGCTTAACAATGATTCGCGCAACGAGTACAATGCCACCAGCGGCGGCAACCACTTCCGTCCAATTCGATGTGATCCAGTTCCATATATTCATTAGTTTTATCCTCCTGCTTCAAAACCAGCCATGACAGGGTCGTGAAACTCCATCATGGCTTGAAGTGATTTCCAAGTTGGCCTTTCGATCTGAAAGGTCAAGTCGAACCTCATGTTGCCACCATCCAAGCATAAAGCAAGTGCGTCAGCCTTGTCAGGCGAGGCAAGACCTCTGGCACGCATCGAATCCTTTGATTCCACGCCTAGCTTGCCTTTGGAGTTGACCAAGCTTTTCCTACAAGTTAGCTGTGCAGTTAGGTCATCGTCTTCTGGTAGGATGATCTCAGCCCCATCAATCTTCTTTGCCATGCCGTACCACATCTCAGCAGACCGATTAGTATAGGCATCCGCATCGTAGGCAGTCGATCCGAAGTTGACTCGGTTGACCTCCCAGCCTGCCTCTGCCAGCGCATCGCACATAGGCATACCCAACCCGCTCGCATCGGCAAATATGTTGTTGGCCTCTAGCCCAGCCTTTTTGAACTCCACAATGAATCTGCCAACGGCTGCCATCGTGTCACGATCACGCCAAGCTAGGAATGGCAGAACCTTATTGCCATCTCTTATTGCCAGCACGTTGCAATCCCCGCCTGCTGCAAAGTCCACGCCTGCTACCCTAGTGCCAGGTTTAAATCTGGGTGGAGTTGTTAAGCAGTGCTGAAGTTGGTTCAAGCTTATGACAAGGCTCTCGGAACCTATGTCAACGAACTCGCCGTAGATCATAGAGCGGGTTAGCGGGTGCTTCTCGCCGTACCGCTGGATAACCTCATCAATCTGTACCTGTGTGATGTGTGGGCAGTCAAACGCTGTGACAGCGTGCTTCTTCCACATATCCGCCTCCTTGGTGAAGGCGCGGTAGAATGCGCCACTAGACCCGCCTGGGCTGGATGCGATCAACAGTCTAGTTGGTTGGCAACGACTGATAGCCTCGAATAGAGGGTCGGCAACAGTCTTGGCTTCGTCCACTACCATGAGCAATGGATGGTTGTCGTGGTCTTCAGCGTGCCAGCCTTCTGCACGCCCTGCATCGGTGGCTGAGTAGCCGATAATGCGCGATGTGTTGCCGTTGGGGTGTAGGTAGCGGATCTCGCCAGATGTCACTTCCCATGCCCCACCGAGTTTAGAAATGTGATGGCGCAGGCTAGGCCACAACTGACTTTCAACCTGTCGGTACACGCCAGCGGTTGTGACAGCAACTGAGCGCGGATAAACGAGGGCGTGCCATATCAAAATGGACGAAATAACTGTGCTGGTCTTGCCAGAGCCGTTGGCTGCACGCAAGGCTACGCGACAGTCTCTTGGCTCTAAATCGCGCAATACCTTCCGTTGCCAGTCATAGAGATTGATTCCCAATGCGTTAGATGCGAAATTGGCTGGTTTACCAAGGTCTTCTAACGCCTCTTCTTGGCTACGCTTGGGGGGTTTTGGCATAGTGGTGTGTCAGTACCTCTTTTTGTTTTGAGCCACAATAATTTAGGGGGGGTTATGTGTATCAAGCGGGGGCTGGG